CGCTCATATTCGTTGAAAACTTTACCAACTTCATGAAGAAGATTAGGCAAATCATTGCTCATGTTTTATTTCCTCAACTTTTAAGGTACAAATACCTGGGCAATTAAGTGCCTGTGCTGCACCTCTCGCAAGATCAAGGTCTCTACCTTTTACAAAAGGACCTCTATCATTAACTCGTACTATAACAGAACGGTCACCATTTGTCAACCTCAGTTTTGTTCCGAATGGTAAAGTTTTATGGGCCGTTGTCATACCATTTGGATCAAAACGCTCGCCGTTTGCTGTTCTTGTTCCGTGCATATACCATGTTGCAACCATATCACCTTTTGCTATACTGGTTTCGGTTGCACAACCAGTCAAAAAGAGAAGACTGGTTAGAGTTATTAGTTTACGCATGTTACCTCTTATTGTTGGCGGTCAGTGAAGGAGTCGAACCCTCAACCTTTGGTTCCGTAGACCAACGCTCTAATCCAGTTGAGCTAACTGACCTTATTGAATTTGTTCAACATGTCATTGATGATAGACTTAGTATCTTCGAGACTATAGTTGTCCAAAAAAATCTTGATGGAGGATTCACACATGTTTACCGCAAGCAGTATGATATCTTTGTTATCATCCGTCATCAAAATCTGTTGATGAATTGGTTTGAATAGTTCTTCTTTACGTTTAATCAATTCTTCCATTCATCACCTATTATGGAGTTGCCTCGCGGAGTCGAACCACGTTCTCAAGGATTTGCAGTCCCGCGCATTACCGTCTTGCTCAGGCAACATGGCTGGGGATCAAGGATTCGAACCTCGGATAACGGAGTCAGAGTCCGCTGTTATACCACTTAACTAATCCCCAATTCTTCTTTCTTTGTATCAATCCAAGCCATCAGATATTTGAAATCTTCTGGCTGAAGTTTTTCTTCTTGAACATCTGTGCGAAATTCTACATCAAGTGTACTTATCTGATTGTATATTTTTCCTAAGATATTTGACACTTCAACAGGAAGTGCTACACCTTTATAAGACAAATACCATGCAAGGTTCTGAGCCGTATTGAAGGCTACGATATTACACATGTTATTCCACATATCAAGTGGAACACGTTCTTCGGTGCCCCAATATCTATCAACAAGTTTCATCATAACATATTCATATTCGACATGCTTGTTCATCACAGACCTCATTATAATGGCGACCTCGACCGGTCTCGAACCGGCGACCTCTAGCGTGACAGGCTAGCGTTCTAACCAACTGAACTACGAGGCCATTATTGGTACAGCGTACGGGAATCGAACCCGTCTTTCCAGCTTGAAAGGCTAGCGACCTAACCGATAGTCGAACGCTGCGTATATGGTAGACCCACCGAGACTCGAACTCGGAACCTCTCGGTTAAAAGCCGCTTGCTCTAGCCTATTGAGCTATGGGTCCAGTATGTTATAAAACGGCTAAGATTATTTCTACAATTAGCCGTTTTATAACATACAAAATTGGTTCGGGGTGATGGGTTCGAACCACCAACCTACGGAATCAAAATCCGGCATTCTACCAGTTGAACTAACCCCGAATGGTGCTTCCTGATGGTTACGATCCAACGTCTATCGCTTATCAAGCGATTGCTCTACCATTGAGCTAAGGAAGCAATAGTCTAAATAGTATATAGCAAACAGAATAGGAAATCAAGAGGTTTTTTTATGAGTGAATGGTTCAAATTAGTAGCCGAAGTAGGCTTTCCTATTGCCGGAGCATGTGCAGCTGGCTATTTCGTATTCCTAACTATGAAGTTTATCCTAGCAGGTGTTATGAGTTCTGTCAAGGGCCTTTCAGGTATCATCATGGCTCTCGACAATCGTGTGAAAACAATGAACCATGATGTTATCAGAATTGACACATTGGTTTCAAATGCGATGGGTGTAAAGCCTGACGTTGACCGTATTGCCCGCGCAGACGGCAAACATGACGCAAGGAGAGACTAATGTACGAATATAAATGCCGTGTAAATAAAGTGTTAGACGGTGACACTGTTGATGTTGATTTGGACTTAGGTTTCAATATCATGCTGGCAAATCAGCGTGTTCGTATGGCTGGTGTTGATACACCGGAATCTAGAACAGCTAATGCAGAAGAAAAACCTCGTGGGCTTCTTTCTAAAAAGAAGTTGGCCGAAAAGTTACCTGTTGGTTCTTGGACCAAAATCAGAACTCAGAAGCAAGACAGTAATGACGATAAGTTTGGTCGTATTCTCGGTGAGTTTATTCTTGATGACGGAACAAATGTAAATAAGTGGCTCATTGAAAATAACTATGCTGTTGCTTACATGGGTGAGAATAAAGACCTTGTGCAGGAACAACATCAGGCTAATAAAAAGATACTGATTGCTAGAGGCGAGTTGAAAGGATAAGTCATGGGTGGTATAGCCGAACTAATCAACAAATACGGATTCCCAATCGTCGCCGCTGGCGGCATGGGATACATGATATTTTATATCTGGACTTGGGCTACAAAAGAGATCAAGCCCGTTCTGTCAGAGGCTAATACTGTTCTGATTGCCTTGATTGATCGTATTCGTATGCTCGACAACGATCTTATCAGATTGAACCAGAAAGTCAATATCGTCCTTCAACTTCGTAAAATGGAGTATGATGCACTAACAAAGCAGGCTCATGAGTTTGTTGTTAAAGAAAATGGTGGGACCGTAGATGTACCACAGCAGAAGCCCGAAGATAAACCAGACGAACCAAGCAAAGAAGTAAAGAAGAAGTAACTTATTTGCTAGTTGCACGATAGACACCATCCCAATCAGCAGGTGGCGGATTCTTCTTATAGTCTGCCACTCTTTCCATCATCATATCGTAATACTCTTTCATCTCACCGCCAAATGCACCTTCTAGATATGGATAGTATTCTTCACATTTTTGCCATCTTTGATTAAAATAGTGGTCGATGAAGTCTGCGTGAGTTTTTGATTGTGCATGATTGAGACCTGTCTTATCTACGATAGTGTAGATGTTCACACCTTCTTTCTTACCCTTGACGGCTAGACAGTCAAGCTGTAAACAGAGATACTCATCCTTTACAAGTTCATATGTTCTTTGACCAATCACCAGTTTAACATGATATGGTTTACTCTGACCTTCTAAGCGCGAAGCCAAGTTGACAGAATCCCCCAAGCAGGTATAATCAAATCTTTGATCGGAACCCATGTTGCCAACAACAACATCACCAGTATTGATCCCAAGACCCATACCAAAAGGAGGAACACCTTCAGCAGCGATAGAATTGTTAAAAGCTTCGAGATCGCCGAGCATCGCAAGAGCCGTACGAACTGCATTCTTAGCGTGGTCAGCATCGTCAAGAGGCGCGTTCCAGAAAGCCATCTGAGCATCGCCGATATATTTGTCGAGTGTTCCATTGTTCTCCAGTATCTTTGCTGTCATGGCCGTCATGTAACGGTTCATGATCTGTGTCAGGCCTTGAACATCACTGCCATAATGCTCAGAGATAGATGTAAAGCCACGGACATCAGTAAACATAATCGAAAGCTCACGGGTCTCTCCTCCCAACTTGAGTAGTTCTGGATTCTTCTGCAACTTTTCAACAAGTGCTGGTGACAGATATGTACCAAATTGCTTCTTGATCTGTTGCTTCAGTCTAAATTCACGGGCGAAGTTGTTAAAGACCAGCTGACCATAAACAAAAGTGCCTGCTAGTATTATGTAGCTTGGATCCCAGAGTTGAAGTTCTGTAGAGAATAAGTAATAAGAGGCATAGCCAGCACCACCAACGAAAAGAAAATAAAATGGGACCGTCAGCAGAACAGATAATCTTGGTACTAGGGCAATTATGGTCAGTAATGTTCCTAGCAGCACTCCTAATTCCAATGTTCTCGCATACGAAGCGCGAGAAATAGAAGTACCGTCAATCAAAGTTTGAAGTGCTTGTGCTTGTATCTCATGAGCCCATTTCTCACCAATTGGTGTTGCAATAATCCCACCAACACCTTCAATCGTCAATCCTAAGACAACAATTTTCCCTTCGACTTGTTCTTTTGTAATATCTGTTGCCTCAATGCGTTTGAATCCATTGTTCCATGCGAGCCAGATGCGGCCGTTTTGATCTGTAGTGATGGGCGGGAAGGCAGGGATGCGGACGGCCTCGACACCGGCTTCACCTGCTTTGATTTGGTAAGAGGGGTCTCCAGCAGCCGTGCGTAGGGTTTCCAGTACAAGTGAAGGATACAATGTATCCCCAATGCGAGCCAGCATAGGCAACCTACGAACAACACCGTCACGCTCGGAAGCAACAGCCAGAAGTCCAACCCCGTCTGCATTTCCTGCCAAAGCAGGTAAAGGAGCGATAGCCCCGCGCCAAGTAAACAACCATGGAGCAGGATCATCACCGATAGCAGCAAACCCTCTGCGAGCCGCATCTGGGTTTCTTGACTGAGTTGTTGGTGTTTGTGATATAACGATACCACCGCTGCCCACACTCTTTGTAAGATCGTCATCACCACCGGCGCGATCTTTTTCTGAAAAGAGGATAGGGATTGCGATAACGCCTGCACCAGCCCAACGAAGACGTTCGATAGTTGCTGCAATATCTCTACGATCAAATGGCCACTGGCCATACTCTTGAACAGATTTTTCACCAAACTCAACAAGGATTACCTCTTCTGACTGTTTCTTTTCTAGTGAACCAATAAGATAGTCAAAAGTTTTCAGTTGTAAAGTTTCAATCGGGCTTAAGTTCACCGCGTAGATAGCGACTGCCAATAACGCCGTCACCATTACTGCCCAGGCACTCGTTAATAGGTTGCTTAAATTTTTCATGATCAGTACTGGTTAATGACATATGGACTATTAGGACAAGAATTGCCACAATCGACACTAAAGCTGTAGTTCTGTGGAGTAAGACCTGACTGTGTACCACTAAATGATAGATTATTTCCGCGCAGGTCCACAGTAGCAGAATGGAGACCACCAGATTGAGTAATTGCGACATTTTGGTTCACTCCTTGCATATTGATGATTGCACTATTATTGATCTGTTGTGCGTTCACAGAAACCGTGAGTAAAAGAAGAGCGGCTAGAGTTCTCATTAGTTTGATTGCCTTATGTTTATTGTTGTTGTACCAGCACTGTTCACGATCTGTTTGATGTTGATACCTTCTTGCATGATGTTGACCGTTGCATTGTTCAGTGTTGAGAGTGTGACCTCTGCATATGCGGTATTCACTTCGCGATACAATGTCACAAAGTCATTCTCAACAAAATACTTCAGACCACTTCTTGCGTCATATTTAGGCAGTAAGGCATTAAACTCAGCCAATTCATTTCCTAGTAACTGAGATGAGGAAACATCTAAGAAGTTATAGAGAAAGTCCACATCCAGAAAATTACGGTCGAGTTTATTATACTCGGTCAAATAGTTTCTGTCAAGCTCGGTATACTTCAGTAAATCTTTTCCTAGTAGGTCTTCATCAAGATAGTTAAATGCTCTGGCTTCTGTTCTTTGTTCAATCACCACTTGTTTTGGTGGTGTGACGATGATCATATTATTGATCTGATCAAGAGATAAACTTAGTATTGCTGTCTTAGGTCTATCAACAGATGTATTGACAACCACAGCCTCAAATGGCTTTGTCAACCAAACCGTTCCCATATCGGTTGTTACAGATATAGAACCTACGATACAATCTCTCTGTATGTTTTTCCAACCTACAGGGCAAGAAGGAAGCAATACGATAGTTGATTTACCAGTTTCATCTACTGTACCAGAAAAGTCAGTACCACGAACACCAATGGTGGCCGTTGGAGTTTCTACCTGAACTTGTTGTGGATCATTTTTGGCTATCTGACCACTGGCATACTTGATAGTGCCAAGTGCCATTTTCATGCCAAGTTTGCCAGTTTTTCTTGAATCATCGTAAACAAAGGTGTCGATCACCAGTCTAGAATGTTCTGTGATCTGCACCTTTGTATCGTCTTTGAATGTGATACCCGCCCTAGCATTAGCTGTGGTAATAGTATCTTGCATTTCAACACCAGCATCTTTAGTGCTAGGTATCACATTCTTGTCTCGTTTTATTTCTGTAGGTCCAGTTTGTTCCGTTACAGTTCCAACCGCAGCATTAGTTGTGGTTGGACTTAACTGTAAGGTTGTTACCAGAACCAGTAATAGTACTAATGACCTTAGAGTCAACTGAGCCACCTTGTCTAATGTCCACAGTATTTGTGGCGCCTACGATAGTCAAATCTGCTTCATGACCATTAGTACCAGCAGCACCAGCCTGAGTAATATCAACTTGGTTACCACCACCACCAGAAATATCCACAGTTGACTTAGCACCCATGGCTGATGTTGATGTATTATTGATATTGACGGTGTTGTTGTTTGTTGTGATTGTTACAGATGAAGTAGTTAGACCATCTGTGTTTTGAGTCACGGTATTACCATCACCCGTGATTGAGTTTGTAATGGTAGAGCCAGAACAGTCACCTGCAATACCGCAACCTATAGTCACGCTATTACTATCACCTGTCGTTGTACTTGTGATTGTGACTCCGGCACCACTAACCGTCAGAGCGGCAATATTACTATTACCAATCTGGTCTACTGTTACCGAGTTGTTATTACCATTAAAGCTCGCCTTGTTTGTCGCATTACCTACAGCGTTTGAATTACCAGTTTGTGTAATATTGACGGTAGTTCCGTCACCAATCTGTTCCACATATACATTGTTACTTGCTGCATTTGCATTTTGAACCATAACCAAGAATGATAAGAACGCCATCATTCTTGTTATTTTTTTCATTTATTTTTCCTTTTTGAAACTCCAGAGTTTCTTCTTTACACCTTCTTTTATCATATCTGTAACTGCGGCCTCAATAGCTATACGCACCGCATATGTGGTAGGTTCGTTGATAGATGAACCTGCTTCAAACTCAACTGATTTGGTACCAGCATCTACGAACTTAAATACGCTGGCACTTACACCTGTACTATAGACAGTTTTTGTCACACCAGTGGATAACATTATCTCACCTGTGTTTACCGAAATAAGACGAAGCATAACTGTCACTTCATCTTTACGATACTCTTGTTGAGCACCAACACCAAGATATCTTGCACCGATACCACCTGTACCAAGATTGCTATCATAACCAACGATACCACCATCAATCATGATACCAGCAACAATAAGTGGTGTAAGAGGCTTTGCTTGATCTTTCTCATACAATTCGCGCTGAGAACGTATCAGTTGTCTTTCTTTGACCAGGTTTTCTAGTGCTACACGCTCAACAGGTTGAAACCATTTTCCTTTGCCAGCATCTTGTAGAGCCTTGATGAGTATTACTTCACCGCCTTGGGTGACAGCAGAACTCAATGAAGCATAATTTGCGGCTGGTTTACGTTGACCTGTTAGATCACCAAACTTGTATACCGCGATTGGTATAATTGGTCCATCAACAGGAACCAGATTGACCAATTCGTTGAAACGCTTTGAGGTCTTGATAACCTCAGGTGCATCAATCTGATTTTCAAAAGACTTGCTGCCCTTGATCTCTTTACCAGCACAACCAGCCAGTAGTAATAAGGACGTAACTATCGCTAAAAACTTTACCATGCTAAACTTCCATAAGGTACAATAACTTGTGTAACAGAGCCGGCCGCATCGGTTATTGTCAGATTAATACTAGATCCATCAGAAGACCATTCTATATGATTTCCAGCCACATCAAAATTACCACTTGTATTGCCATTGTCTTTGAATAGTTGTTCTGCTATCTTTTGAGATAGTGTGGCATATATGCGGCTTTCCAAGTTATTTAGAAACTTGGCTAGATTGGTGTTCTTTGCATCAGAGGCGGCCTTTGCAGCCTCAGCCTTCTTCTCATCTATTATTTTCTGGCGTCTGGTCTGTTCTTGGTTATCTATAGTAAGAACGTGAGATGAATAGCCTACGCCATTGAAAGCAGGGCTTTTGAAACCAAACTGCATTTCCGTGGCGTAAGCACCAGAAGATAGTAGTATAAAAAATGTGACCAGCTTCTTCATGTCGCACTCCAATTCTTAACTATTTATAAGAATTAGAAGCGAGCCGTTAACCCTACCATGCCAACAAAGCCTGTCATACCAGAACCTTTATCAACACCAGCCGAAACATGAACTTTTACATATTCACTAAGATTTTTTTCATATGTACCACGAACCTGAACCACATTCTTGAAGTCTCTTGAATGTGTGCCTCTGGCCTCTACTGAGAAACCATCACCTACCTCATATCTCACACCAGCATAAGGTCTAACTTCTGTCTTACTCTTATAGTCTGGTATTGCTGAGAGTAGAGGTGAACCCCACTCTTCTTTTGAACTAAGGTTATTATTGATAACAGTAGCACCAAAGAGTGGTCTGAAACCACCGAATGTGACTGGTGAATATACTGTAAGATCACCGTAGATATTTCTCTGTTTGATCTTATTGGTATTTGACAGATTAAATGCTGATATGTTTGTGTTTGTTGTATAGTTTGAATCCATCACACCAACAGAGGCTTTGACCCAGGCATAGTTCTGTCTTGTCAGGATGTATGCTGTGCCTGCCAGTGTGTCGTTATCATTCTTTGAATTGAGATAGCCTGCACTATTGGTATCTTGGAAAGAACCAGCAATGCCGAAAGTATTATTATCTACGGTTGTCTGATAACCAAATGACATACCTTTCATACGGTATCTTCCGTTTTCCATTCTCACATAACCAACCATTGGTCTGGCCCATGAGCCGTCTTTGATTGACAAAGCATCAACAATAAATGGATTGAAATTACGATATGCAATCGCATCTTTCAAAGCAGCAGATGATGCACTGGCTGTCTGTGAAGATGATGCGCCAGTCTGATAGGCTGTACCAGTCTGCGTTGTTGTAGTCGCAGAGTTGTTTGGATCATCAACAGTTGTGGTTGTATTGTCACTCCATGTCTGAATGACCTTTGGTGTGGATACTGTGGTAATTGTATATGGTGTGGCCGTTACAGGTGTGGTTGTCTTTATCAGATTGAAAAGAGAACCGTTATTTGTGCTTGATGTTGTAATCAAATTTGCTGTTGTTGGTGTACCATATGTTGTAGATGATGTGACAACAGGATCAGTTGGTGTTGTGCTTACTACAGTTGGAGCAGGAGGTGTACCACCGCCACCACCACCATTATTAATATCTGGCATGTTTGGATCGTTTGGAGCAACAGCACCAAATGGTTGACCGTTCTTCGTTACAGTACCAAGACCATCATTCACATACAGAACAGGAGAAAGTGCGGTGTCACCCTGATTGAAGGCTGCAAAACCAAGTTTATATGTACCTGCTGTGAGTATCTGATAGTTGACGATCTGCCAGCCAGTAGAACCATATGAACCAGTTGAATAGTTACCGGTTCCAGGATTCGTAGCACCAAGGAGCAGATATTCTTTCAATAGACCATTGATCTTACCGAGAGCGGCCGCATCGCCAGTATTTACGAGAGTTGTAATAGAGCCATCATTAAACGGAACATAATCTGTTGAAGTATAGACCCAATACATTGAGAATGTTGTTGGTGCTGCAAACGTGAAGTCTTTGCTAATCCATGCACCATTGGTAATATTACCACCGCCTGATGGATTCTGTGCTGCAATTTCGGCAGATAATGCTGATACAGAACCAGCACTCATACCAAGAGCAGAAGTCATACTACTATATGAAGCGGAAGGATTTGTTGGTGTGAGACCCACCATAGTAGAACCTGTGTATGGGCCGATTGCCCAATTTGTTCCACCTGCATTGATTGTTTGAGTGCCTGTATATGTTGTTGTGCCGGCAGGTCCATTGACCCAACCACTGGCACCTAATGAATAGTCTTGAGCGAATGAAGTACCAACAAACGCAAACAGACCCATAAGGGTCGATAATAATCTTTTCATATGAAAATGCTCCGTTAAGCTGAATTGATAATTTTATCAATCATCAGAAGCATAACGAAGCAATTATACTGTAAAGCTATTTAGGTAAATGGTAGACCGTGCAGGGATCGAACCTGCGACAAATTGATTAAGAGTCAACTGCTCTACCAACTGAGCTAACGGTCCAAATGAAGTGGTGCGGGATGAGAGGGTCGAACTCCCGACATTCTGCGTGTAAAGCAGACGCTACTACCACTGAGCTAATCCCGCATATTGGCTCCCCCGGCTGGGCTCGAACCAGCGACACTCTGATTAACAGTCAGATGCTCTACCAACTGAGCTACAGGGAAATAAACTGGAGGAAGGAGTGGGATTCGAACCCACGGTAGACTTTCGCCTACATCAGTTTTCAAGACTGGAGCCTTAAACCACTCGGCCACCCTTCCAAATTTTTTATACTGGCGAAGGTCCTAGGAATCGAACCTAGTTCTCAAGGTTTTGGAGACCTGCGGATTACCATCTTCCTCGACCAACATTCATGGTGCCGCCTTCTGGTTACGATCCAGATTCTCTAGTTCTTCAGACTAGCGTGAGTACCACCTTCACCAAAGCGGCATATTGTATTTGGTGCAGGTACGTTACGCCTGCTAAAGGTCATCGTCTTCCCACCCAAAATTTGGTCGGAGATGCAGGATTCGAACCTGCGACCCTTCGCTCCCAAAGCGAATGCTCTACCAGACTGAGCCAATCTCCGTAAACTGATTAGATAGGATGTGTGTTATTGATGTGGTTCAGTCCACACCGTTGACTTTAATCTGAAACCTTATTATAGATCGCGACATCTCTTTTCAGTTTCAACTCAGTATTGGCCGTGGTAGCTATCCAGAGGACCCATTGACTGTATCCTAGCCTGACTTCACAGATATTTTCCACACACCCTATCTAATCAGTTGTTCCTACAAAGAAACTCTATCTTTCGGACCGATCCCACCGAAGTGAACGGGTTGGAATTCAACCAACTAGAGTTTCTATGAAGAAACAACTGGTGCCTAATGTTGGCATCGAACCAACTTTGACTGTCTTATGAGGACAGCGAGATAGCCAATACCTCCCAATAGGCAATGGTGCCGAGAGTAGGGTTCGAACCTACCGTGTCTAAGACGTCCGATTTACAGTCGGGTGCCCGTCCACTCAGGCGGTCTCGGCGATACTCTTTACACTCTTTCAATAGTTGGCTTACCAACTAATTTATACTTTTCAGCCAATGTATTTATATACACAAAAGCGGCCTTGAGAGAATTAAATAACATTTCTCCTTCAGTCAGAAAGCCGTCTTTTGCTCTGTAGTCGAAAGTTACCTTAAACATCCGTTCTCTCCTCATCATTGGAGGTATTATAGACGAAATGAGCTTCTATGTCAAGATCAATTCTGTAGCATTTTGAGAAGTACCAAAAATACCTTTTGCGAAGGTATTAAAGGCGATACTAATTCTTACATCTTTTCCTTTTGTCGTATCAACTCGGTGTTCCAAATTAGAAGGAAAGATAATCAAATCACCCGTCCTCACAGGAACAATCCACGTTCTGGCATTCTCATACACAAAGTCATTACTCTCTATATTGATAATGTTATTCAGTATTGGTGAAGTAAAAACAATGTTGTCTTCACCTTCGGTTGCTTTTGTGTATAGCACACCAGATAGGATACTATTCGCATGTGTATGTGTATGATGGAAATCACCTGGTTTTGTAAAGTTAAACCATGATTGCGTCATATAGAAATCCATCTTATTTACTGGTCTAATGATCTTATCAACATAGAAGTTGACACCAGCAAGACAGAAGGCCTTTAGATCAGCAATCCTTTCATCATTCAGAACATCTTTTCTCGTAGAGATCATATTCCCCGTGTTCTTTTCATACTTATCAACGGAGCTAAAATAATCTTTTTCCTCTCGCGTGAAATCGCGAACGAGATTAGACTTGATATAACAAGTAGGGAAAATTCTCTCAATACTAAAGATATTCATATTCTCACCGTGTTTGGTAGGCGTGTAGAGATTTGAACTCTATGGAAAACGGTAATCTGCCGCTAAAGGTTTATAAGACCTTCCCCTGTACCAACAGCCACGCCCGTTGTTTGGTGTTCCCGGAGGGACTTGAACCCCCAACCAGACCGTTATGAGCGGCCGGCTCTAACCATTGAGCTACAGGAACAAACTTGGTACCCGTTGTCGGACTCGAACCGACACTTGGGAGATTTTAAGTCTCCTGCCTCTGCCGATTGGGCTAAACGGGCTCTTTATTCTTCTCACGTTTAGGTTCAGGATTACCCCAGTAATCATTGGCGCGCACCTTGATAAACTTCTTGTTCGTCTCGTTGTTGTTTGGATTCTCAACCGTCAGCCAAGGGTTTTGTTTGGCCCGCCACGCATCCAACTTGTTCAACATCTTCTGTGCTTCGCTCATACTGTTCTCCTGAAAAAAATGGCGATCTCTGATGGACTCGAACCATCGACCCACAGCTTAGAAGGCTGTTGCTCTATCCAACTGAGCTAAGAGACCGATTGAATTTCTGTATTATATAGTATAGATATGCGATTGTCAATCGTCTTGTGAGTAAATCTTCAATCTAAAAAAACAACCTAGTGCGATAGTGATCCAGATACCTGCTGAAAAACCATACAAGGCTGAAATCAGCGGCACTTCAGATAAGAGTGCCACAGTGGCAAAACCTAGAAATGCTAAAGACGAGATAATAAACCACTTCATGCCACACTCCATTCATATTCATCAACGGTCACGACAGCTTCATTGCCATCATATTCGTCTATACGATAGCGAGTGCCAGGTTCCAATTCGCGGATACGCAAATCAGAAAAACGAGTATTGACATTATCGCCGAGTTCTTCAACAACCTGAACGAGAAGAGGATCAGCACGGTCCATATCGAAGCGGCTCTTAATCGTTCCACCAAGTTCGCGATATCGTTCACAAGCAGCTTCAGACAAACCAAAGCCACCGAAACATGCGTTATATACAATCTTAGTCATCTTACGACCTTTCAATTTTATCCAACAAGTCTTCTAACCATTCGGCTTCATTCGTCTTGGCACAATCAATACCAAGATTGAAGTCATCATCTTGGTCTACCTTGACAGCCAATGTTCGCCTAACTTCTTTGAGACGATCATACAAGTCTGCTCTGACCTGTTCAAAGGCCTTTTCATAGTCTTTCGACAGGAACTCTGTAGTCATTGCCAGTATCCTTTTTCAATTCCGTAATACCAGACACCATACATTATAGCAAGCCCGGTAGAAAAGGCAAGAAGGGGACCAAAAAGGATGAACAGATCAGAAGAAGACATATTAGTTTTCCTTGAATCGTTGTTGGATAAACTCTAATGCTTCTGCGAGCCCATCGCCGCGAGCACCATAAGCCTGTTCTAGTTCTTTTTGCAGAACAGAAACGAGTTCAGCGTAGATATAGTTCACGATAGCATCGGCTGCACGTTCCACACCACACAAATCGCCACGACGATCTTCGTGGACATCTTCGTGAATAAATTGTATCACTTGTGAACGCATATTAGTTTTCCTTAAGCCGCTTCGTTGAGGATCGTGGAAGCCAACTCTTCATCACCAGTCAATTCTGTCAGATCATCAAGAAGACCATCGAATGACCAGTAGCCGTTGCCACAATGACGTTCAATGGACATCTTGTAGAGTGCTTCGATGATTTCGTCATTCAAACCATCAGCATGACGTTTGCAGGCTGAGGCGAGATTGACATACATCTGTGCTTCATGGATATTCATTTCACTTCTCCTCTTTCTTAGCAGCCTTGACCATCTTATCCAGCTTTCTCTGCAACTTATCATAATGCTCGTAATCGTCATCGTTGCTGGTCGCGCCCATGGCGTCTTCACAAGCAACAGAAAGCCACTCAAGCTCGTCGAGAGTAAATTCCACAGATACCTTGGTCATTTCACTTCTCCACAGTATAGGGTTTGTTCCACTTGCCAACATTGACATGGACATACCAACCAACATCAAAGTAGTCCGTCTGGATATCGGAGTTATCATGGTTACCGGTATTCATAGCCCGCAGGACTTCTTCAAGAAACTTCTTGATCACTTTGTCCGAAAAGTGATCACGGAACCAGTAGTTGTTGATTTGGATATATTTTTCAGCAGGGCTACCGAGACGAAAACCACCAGGCTGACGCTCGACCGTTTCGTTATAATTACCAATGAAGTCCATAGGACCAGATTTGATATTGAGCGAGATGCTGTAACGGTCGGTGGACAAGGTGCCCTTGACACCGTAACGCTTCAGGATCGCCTTGACGGCGGGAGCAATCTGTGCTTTGCGTTCTTGTGACATATAAGCCATTTCACTTCTCCTGTTTGCGGTTGCGTTTACGCACAACACTAATGAGATGATTTGCGTATTGGCGGCTAGTTAAGGCCGCTTCGATCACATTGTCAACCGATATTCCCATGAGACGGGCATAATCTTCGGCAGCACAAATGAGGCCGTAGCCATCACTGACAGGAAGATCATACTGTTTGAGTAGTCGATTGACCTTGGTCATTTTGTTTTCCTTAGCGAACACCACAAGCGGCATAAAACTTTTGAACATCGAAGCGGGGATTGATACGAACACAAGCCGCAGCAACCGCAGCCGCAGCATTGAGACGCTGGAGCGGGTCGAGCATATTGCGGATCTCTTCGGCGAGGATAACAAAGTCACGTTTGGTCATACGGAATCTCCTGTCTCATCAACTTATGGACTTACTATACAGGAGCCACGGATAGGGTCAACCAAAATCGGCAGGAATCATCTAATACTTTAGTCTAATGTGGCAAAAATGCCACACCAGGAACCAGTGGTTTTATGCGAAAAACCGCGTAAATTCTTCGTTAACATTTGTAACAGACGGTGTTACATTACGGACCATGAAGGAAGGCGTGAATCCAGCAAAACCACCACCATCATTATAGAAACTGGCATAGTCCGAGGCATCTTCTTCAAAGTAGAGTGTTTGAATGATTTGGTTGGTAGTTGTTTCAATAACCTGCCAAACATAATCATCATTGGTCTTCATAGGTGAAATCACATACTTCATACGAACTTTCTCCAGTTTGATACAGGTTGAATACCAAGAGACTTTGCGGACTTTTCTTTATATGTTAGCAGAGCATCAGACGCAATACAGATACGTCGATTCATAAGGTCATCAACAGTCTTTACACCAGCATCGGCTGTAATTGGCCCACCAGACGTATCGTGCATGATCTGTGCGGGAAAAACATAGACTGTGCCTTCTTTTGGTTCAAACGACCAAGAGTATGAATTGAAAATAGTCCACTCTTTATCAGAGTTGTTATTCAGAATACAACCATCGAATGGTTCCATTCTGGGTGAGTAGTTATAGAATGTGATATCTTGTTTTTGTTTTTCTGGTGTATTCACATAATATGTAAAAGAAACATGTGCATCTCTATGTGCATGTCTTGGTGTTGCTCTCTTATCAAGAACATTCAACCAAGACTTGACTATGTTAATATCAAAGTTGTCACTATTGACAGATAGTGTTTCGAGGTAGTGTAAAACACAACTTGAAAGAAACTTATAAAGTTCTTTGAAGGCTGGTTCATGATGTATTGATACATGACCGGTCTCTTCTTGTGAGTACCCGTCTTTATCGAAATACTTTAGACCGTTCTCAAAAAAAATCTTCTTAAATTCTTCATGTTTTGTGTAATGAAACTCACAGATCAAAACAGGAAAGAGAGCATGTGTGATCACTCTACTGCCTCATAGGTTGCTTCAAAGATATCTGGCTTGCAAGGATAAAACTCACCCTTCACACCTTTGATGATGTAGTCACCGAGATCGGCCTTCATTGTACCTTCTAAAGTGTAGATAGTGACATAAGGCTCAAAGTTATCTTCTCTTGCTCTAGCAACACCATTACACCACTCAGCCAAATCTCTATAGTTAAAGTCTGTGAGTTTCTGTGCCTCAATCACAACAGGCTTCTTACGATACTTCATCAGATTTCCTTCATCAATTCTTGGATCCTGGTCCAAACACTATTTTTGCTCGCTTCATATCGACGTTTTGCTTTGCGTTCAAAGTGCATACGAATCTTGGCAGTCTCAGATAGAGATTTCATGTTGCGAATATCTGGGTCGATGTGTTCGAAACGAAATGAACTGTAACCGTTATGATATTCTTCAAGTTCGTGAGCAATATAATCAGCAATCCAAGTAGAAGGATCACCAGTCATTACTTCGTATTGTTTCTTGAAGTGTGCAAGAGTCTCGACTGGATTGTATGGAATAGGTTGATCTACAAAGTTCGCAGGCGTAGATAATCCTGGCGATGGATATGATGTTTGATAAATCATTTCTTTGGCAACAGTAGGACCAACAGCAGCACCAATACCAAACATACCTAACACAGATCGTCTATTCATCACACCACCTTTAGCTTTTTGAATTTATCACGATTGTTAAAGTTACCTTTCTCAAACACAGGTGTTTCCTGACCACTATCAATAATGTCCATCTGTGCTGAGTTCTCCACATCATACAGTCTCATCTTCGCCCTGTCAATACCCACCACAAACTTTCTGTTTACGGTAGGATCATTATAGCGGTTCTTCAACTGCTTGACTTGGATCTGACTTAGTTGTTCTAGTGTCTCTGTGCTAATCAGAGCAAACATCAAGTCTGCGGTGGCTGGGAGCCCGAAGGATTCTGAGGTATCTGTAAGTTCGACATCCGAGCTTGCATATCCGCTTCTAGTTGTTTGAGTTGCGGATACCAATGGGACGTTAAACTCAACGGCCAATCCTCGTAATTCCTCCGCAATAGACTTAATATAGGTGTATGAGTTAACATTGCCACCAGCTTTAATGCGAGAGCTAGAGCAAATATTGAGATAATCAACGTAAATGATATCAGGAGAAAAACTTCGTTTAAGCCTAAGTTCATTGAGCAGGTTCCTAAAATGATTATATCCAGCCGCAGCGGTTGGATATTCTTTGATGATTAGTTTACCATGTGCTTTTGCTTTTGCGGATTCAATCTTCTTGTCATACATGTCTTTCGATAGTTTTTCAAGATCAGCAATATCAACATTCAAAAGATTGGCATCAATACGTTCTGCAATCTTTTCCTCTGACATTTCCATTGTGATGTAGAGAACATTATAACCAGCAGAGATATTGGCTGCGGCACAATGACACATGAACAGAGACTTACCAACACCAGTGCCAGCAAGAGCGATGTTCAATGTTTTCTTTGGAAGACCACCTTTGGTGATATCGTTGAAGAAGGCCAGATCAAAGGGTATCTTCTCTTCAACACGGTGATAGAACTCAAACCGTTGATCTGAGTTTTCAAAGTAATCATGACCAATGTTTGGATCAAATGATACAGCCAGAGCATCAGTAAGCAAAACTGGAATGGCACCTTTTTGCATGGTGCCATTCTTGTTGTTCATGATTTCGATGGCTTGCATCATTGCATGATAGATGGCTTTCTCTTGACAAAACTCTTCAGTTGTCTTGGTCAGCCAATCTTCATTTGACTTCTCACTGAAATCAAATGTGGCTAAGGCGCTTTTACACGCCTTAGCTTCTTCTTCTGTGATGCCACGGAGGGAATCAATTTCAATACTCAAAGCCTCTACGTTTGGGCTTTGATTGTATTCCATAATGAAGTTATTGATCTGTGTGAAGAGGATCTTGTCCTCACCAGAAAAGTATTCATCCTTTATAAACGGAAGAACCTTACGGCAATAGTCCTCGTTGACCAGCAGGTTCTTCAGAATAGTCTTTTCCAGTGTCATCCTTTTCACTCTCCGCTGCTTCAAGTATCATGTGGTTTAGAATAAGCCCAATATGGTTGGTAAATCTCTGATCGTTTCTCAATGTCGTTTCAGAGAAGTCACCAGTCTCAAGCAGATCATAGAGGAACTGGAGAACAGCCTCACCATCATCTTTCTCTTTGACACCAACTTTGACATAACGATATATAACATTTTTATAAGGCCCTGTCAAGACTTCAATTGGTACCGTTTGAACTTCTTCTGGTTTTACCAGATCATCACGAAAGCGGAAATCACCATTCTCAATCATCTTCACTCTCCACGTTTGTTGCACTAGTAGTACCGTAGAGGAACTCTTGCTTACATCCTTCATCAATCTGTTCAAGAACTTCTTGTGTGAAATACTTTTCAGGATCTTTCAAAATGGCTGACTCGAATACCTTTGATCCATCTGGCAATTCATAACGAGTTGATACCTTCTTGAAGATACCAAACTTCTCAGCCAGATCAAGCAGACCATAATATGGATCAAGACCATGTGCATAGTTGAGAAGAGTTTCAACTTGTTTGTTCTCAATCGTCAAACGAGCCTTCTTGAGAACGGCCTTTACGATAGCACCAGACACTTCACCATCTTTATCTTTGTCTTTCTTTTTAGACAAGAAAATGATAGATGAGGCGGCGTACTCCAGACCTGAACCGCCGCCCATCTTCTTCATTGGCACATAAGAGCCAACAACATCGTAAACATGGTTAGTAACAATTAGCGGCACATTAGCCTTACCGAGTTTCAGTGTAAGAACGCGGAAAGCACCACGAATAAGTTGTGCGCGAGTCATATCACGGGTGTCTTTACCATCCGCAATATCTTGCATTTCTTTTTCAGTTGAAAGATTGCCTAGTGAGTCGAGAACGAACATCATTGGCGCACGTTCTTTTTGTTCAAGATACTTGTCGAGTATCTTTACAGCCTGTGTGCGAAATTCTTGAATGGTGGCCACAGGCATGATAGCAATACGTTTTACATCCACACCACGGTCTTCAAGCATTTTCTTTGAGATAGCCGACTCTGATTCAAAGTAGAAGATGAAGCCTGTTGGATTGTCTTGTAGAAATTGGCGACAAATGTTGATTGCATAGAAAGTCTTGCCTGTAGAAGGTTCACCTGCTAGAGCGGTAACTTTATTCCCAGGAAGCCCTCCAAAAATGGACCCAGAAAGTAGAGCATTAAGACTATAGCTGCCAGTTCCAATAAAACTAGAAACATCCCCAGCTTCAATCCCTTCTTCAACAATGCTCGCATATTCATTGCCGGTCTCCTTGATAAGTGATGCAAAAATATCCATAAGTTTCTCCTTATTTACCCAGCCTTACAATATCGTTCTCATCGGTAATCTCACCGCATTGAACTTCGATTATGACTAACTGGACATTTGAAATGTTGGTGATTTTATGCACTGCACCAATTGGTACTACAAAGGTATCACCTTGCTTAACCTGAAACGTATCGCCATCTAATCGCACTTCACCGCGACCATGAGTGATAGCCCATGTCTCACTCCTATGTATGTGATATTGAAGTGAGATTGACTTGTTTGGCTCAATAGTAAGTCGCTTGACTTTGAACCATGAACCCTCTGCTAGAACTTCCCAGAAACCCCATGGTCTATCACAATAACTCTCGCTCATGTAAAAAATGCCTCCAAACTGCTGACATGTTCAGTTTTCCAACCAATACTATCTAGTATGATCTTCAATGGTTCTACAAATGACTTCTCATATTGTGTATCATAGTCGATAAACTTCTTTATGTCAAGTTCTTCTGGAATTATATTTGAAAAAGAAATGATATCACTCTGAATAGTGTTTGGCTCTTTGAGATAGATGAACTTGATCTTCTCACCTTCCTTGATCATCTCATACTTCTTTTGCAACTTCATCTTTGTAATGAGATTGTTGTAGATCAGAGAACCGCGAACATGAATTGGTGTACCTTTGTCATAGATAGCACCGTTCTTACCTTTATATTTGACAAGACCATTCACACCGCGAGGGAAGGCAATCTCAACAGGCTCAAGACTACGAAAGTCTTTGCGGAACTTTTCGATAAAGTCAATGACGGCCTGCTCATCTTTGTTGAAGATAATGTCGATGGCTTCCCACAACTTCTCTTTACAAGCTGAAGGAGTAGATGACTTGATCATTTCAAGACCCATCACTTTCAATTTAGGCTTTGCATACTGCACACCTTCATTGTTATGAACACGAAGGATGTAACGCTTCTTGGCTGTCCAGATACCTTTATCAGCCAGAGCCTCGCGCTTCATCATCATTTTTTGGGCGAATGCGTGAGTATACCTAGCAAGTTCCCCGTAAGACCGATCAATAAAAGGTTGAATTTTAGCTTCGCAGATACGATCCATGAAGGTGATGATCTGTTCTGCTGTAGCAGAAGGATTCTCTTCTCGAATAGTCCGGCTGACCAGTCTATCAAGAGTAAGGTAAATCGAATCTGTATCGCTTGCAATAACATAGTCTTCGTTCTCCGTTTTCAATACACGGTTCATATACTCGTTTATCTTTTTTTCAATCCATCGAATAGATAATTGACCT